ATTACGAGGCCGAGGAATTGGCGGCTTCGGGGACCGGGGGATATTGAGATGGGTAGGAAGAGGAAGCGGAAGGTATCGAAGCCGGCGAGTCGGGAGGTGAGTGAGAAGATCGTGACTTTGCGCGACGCCGGCATGTCGTGGGGCAAGTTGTCTGCGGAGCTGGACATGCCGACGTCGACGGTGCTGGGGATTTACCAGCGTGAGACTGGTCCCGCGGTGGAGATTTTGCCCTCCCCCGTCGCGGAGTCGGTCGAGGCGCGGGTATTGAAGACTTTTCCGAATCCGAGGTTGATCTGCATATATTTCGGGGATCGGAAGGATGGGCGTTTCGCGAAGTGCGTGGTAAAGCCGAGGGTGAGGTGGATTCCGAACGCGAAGTTGCAGGTGATGCCTGTTGAGGGGAGCGATGAATTGTGGAGAATTGAAAGAGACTTCGGCGGAGCGTGACCGAAGGATCGACTGCATGTTGCGGGAGATGATCGTCCTGGAGGGCTTGGAGAGTTTGTCGGAGGATCGTCCTCCGAGGAGTTTCACGGCGGAGGAGATTGGGGATTTTATAGGGGTGGGCGACGCGACGATTTTGAGGATTGAGTGGAAAGCGATGAAGAAAATGCGTCAAAAAGTGATATAATGGTGGGAATTAAATGGGGGGAGACATGGAAGCTGAAGAGAACGAGGTACAGGAATATGAACGCGAGCCGGACGTCGACGAACTGAAGAGCGACTTCGACCGGTGCAGGATAAGTTTGTCTTATTGGAAGGACAAGGCGGAGGAGGCTCGCGACGTTCGTCGGAACGAGTGGACCGGCAAGGGTCGCTACGGGCGCAAGGAGGGTCCGGGGGCTTTTCCTTGGGAGGGGGCAAGTGATCTCGAGCCGAATCTCGTGAACCCGTTGATCGACGGGGACGTGGCCTTGCTGAAGAGCGGCTTGACGAAGGGCAACTTGGTGGCGGCCCCGGTTGAATCGGGCGACATCACGACGGCGAAGTTGGTGACGGAGTTCATGCAGTGGCGGATGGGGACTATGACGGAGATGTCCCGCGAGGCCGGGGTGGCGGCGAACTTTCTGTTGGAGACTGGGATTTGCGTTTTGGGAATTTACTGGAAGCGTGAGGTGACGCGGGTTTACGAGTCGTTGAGCTTGGAGGAGATCGCGGCGCAGGCTCCGGAGGTGGCGCAGGCCATTCTCGATCCCGACATGGGGGAGGGAGTGGTTGAGATGGCTCGTTCGGCCTTTCCGAATTTGCGTAAGAGCCGGGTCAAGAAGATGATTTCGGAATTGCGTAAGGACGGGGTCACCGAGATCCCGACCGAGAAGGTGGTGGCGAATCGTCCCGCGGTGAGGGCCTACGAGTTGGGTCGGGACTTGATCTTGGACTCGAACGTTCTGGATTTGCAGACTGCGCGGGCGGTTTACTGCGTCCACTGGTACACTCCGGAAGCCTTGAAGGAGAAGGTTCTCCTGGAGGGCTGGGACTCCGATTTCGTGGATGACGCCATTAGCGTGACTACTGGTGAGTTCGACGGGCAATCGACTTTTTCGGAGTATCAGTTCACGGGTCAGGCGGCGATGCCGCAGGATTACGAGGGTCTCGTGAAGTTGATCACTTGCTATCGCAAGGACATCGACGAGGACGGCGTGCCGGTTTGTTCGACGACGGTTTTCAGCGAGGGGGTGGAGGGATATGCGATGCACGGCCCGAGCATGTACGATCCGGGTCGGTATCCTTTCGTGGCGATCACGCGCGAGCATTTGTCTCGGAGGCTGCTTGACTCGAGAGGCTATCCCGAATTGCTCCGCTCGTATCAACTGGCGGTCAAGACGGAGATGGACTCGAGGCGGGATGCGGCGAGTCTTTCTACGGTTCCTCCGGTCGAGTATTTGGTGGGCCGCAGGCCGGAGAAGCTCGGACCCGGAACGCAAGTGCCGGTCCGCCGGAGGGGAGAAGTCGGGTATATGGAAATTCCCAGGCAAAATCGTGCCTCCACGGACGTGGAGATGCAATTGCGGAGCCTGGCCAACCGGGTGACCGGTCGGGCGACGAGCGAGCTTGACGCGGTCGAGGCGAACGTGATGCGTCAGGGCTTGGTGAACAACTGGCTGCACGGCTGGAAGGAGGTCTTGCGGATGTGCTGGAGCTTGCAGCGTCAATACGGCGGTCCGGAGATATGGTTTCGGGTCACGGGCAACGAGCAGGGAGCCCAGATCGTGATGGACGAGACTGCGGAATTGTATGATTTCGACATCACCTGGGACACGATGAACGCTGATTCGGAGAAGGTCTTGAAGAAGCTGGAGACGGTCGGCCAGGTCTTGGCGCAGTATGACCGCAGCGGCCAGGCTCGCTATGATGAATATCTTCGGATATTCCTCGAGGCGGTCGATCCTAACTTGGCGAGCAAGTTGATCGCTCCGGCGCAGGAGGCTACGAACAAGGAGATGGCTGAGACTTCCGCGGACATCGCGAAGATATTCTCCGGCCAGGTGGTGACGGCTCCCCAGAACGCGAATTCGCAGTTGAGGCTTCAGATCATGCAGCAATATTTGCAGGGAACTCAGGAGATCCCCGCTGAGGACGTCCAGGCGAGGTTGCAGGAGGACGAGCAGTTTGCGGCCAGGTTGACGAATTATGCTTCCCAGCTCGAATTCCAGCAGACCCAACAACGCAACGCGCTTACCGGAGCCCTAGGGGCTCCTCCGGGCAACGTGCCGGCGACTTCGGCCCCGGGCTCGATGGCGGCGGGGTGAGGCGATGCCGTTCAAGAAAACCAAGTCGGGAAAGTATCGTTCGCCGAGCGGCAGATTGATGTCGCTGGGCCAAGTGAAGGCTTATTACGCCAAGTCGAGGCCCAAGGCGAGGAAGGGAAAAAGGAAATGAGATGAACTTATCGAAAGCGATTGCTCGTTTGCACGGGCGTGACGACTGGGACGTGGTCTTGGATTACCTGGAGAAGGAGCGGGAGGGCTGCCTGTCGGATTTTCAAGATCCCGCGAGGCTGGAGAATCCGCAGTTTTTGGCTCGTTTGGCGGGTGAAATCTCGGCATTCGACCGCGCTCTGAGGAATTTGCGATATGACGACCGAGAAGAGTCCGGTTGATAAATTCGGGGTCGAGGTTCGGGCTTTGCTGAATCGCTGGACGGAGGAGAGCGATCTCGACGTCATGGATATGGCGGAGGCGGCTGCCGGCGTGATCAACGAATGGATCGACGAGGACGTGGTGACATTCGAGGCGGACGAGGATTTTTTTGGGGATGGCGAACCCGGCTAAAAAGCAGGGGGCGAGTTACGAGGCTCGGTTCACGGCGGACGCCTTGGCCCGCGGTTTCGACGTCATGGAGCCCGCGGGCGATTATCTGACCTATGACCGGATCGTGGTGAACGACCGCGGCGCGAATTACAAGGTGCAGGTGAAGGGGACTTCGTACGTCCAGGCCGGCAAGCGTAGTTTCAAGGTTCTGGCCGCGACGGGTCGGGGCGGCATGGCCAAGAAGAAGCTGGAGGCGGAGGAGGCGGACGTGCTGGCTGTTTTCGTAGAGCCGGCGGAGTGCTGGTATTTGATTCCGGTTGAAAAGCTTACGTCGAAAAGCGTCTACCTGAGTCCCGAAGACGACTCCAGCGTGGGCCGGTACGAGCCTTGGAAGGAAGCCTGGAACGTCTTCGCCTGAGATTTCCTGCATTTTTTCGGTTAGTCTTGGATTTCCGACTTTTTTTTCGTCGGAGTGAAGTTTCCATCTGAAAAATCTATATAATGGCGTTTGGCTGGGATTCCGTCCCAGCAGTGAGACAGCGACTCAACCAAACGCAGTTATGGCAGAAGAAGTTATTACCGAGGCTCCGGGTAACGAATCGGGAGCAGAAAACGACAACGCGGGAATTCTCTCGGTGGAAGATTTGGCTAACTCCTTTGCGGAGAGAGTCGAGGCGGACGCCGAGGAAAAGCCCACCGAAACCGAGGCGCGGGAGGCTACCGAGGCCGAGAGCGCAGAAGCGGCGACGGTAGAGGAGGACGTTCTTTCACAGACTATCTCGCAGGAGGACGACGAGCAGGAGGGCGAAGCCGAGGAGGAGCCCGAAGCGGAGGAATCCGCCGAGGAGGAAACCGGAGTGGAGTCGCCGGCGGTCGGTCGATTGCTCAAGCAAGTCGGGAAACTGACGGCTAGGGCGAAGGGAGCGGAGGAAAGGGAAGAGGCGATGAAAGCCGAGATCCAGAGCCTCAAGACCCAAGGGACCGGCAAGGCGGAGGCTCCGGGATCGCCGGTCTTGGACGACGTGGAGAATCTGGACGACCTGGAGAAGGTCAGGCAGGAAGCTCTCTCGGCCAAGAAGTGGGCGGTAAGTCATCTCGGAAAGGATTACGTCGAAAGCGACGGCAAGGAATACGACGGGGATCAGATCCGCGAAATATTCGCCGCCGCGGACGAGTACCTGACCGAAAAGATTCCGGCTCGCGGTCAGTTTCTTCAGCAGCGCCGGCAATGGCAAGCGGACGCTCGGACCACCTACCCGTGGCTCGAGACGAAAGACAGCCCGCTCTACGATCTGTACTTGCAGATTCGTGGAAGCGCCCAGTACGGCGCGATTCTGGACGGACTGCCGAACGGCGATTTCGTGGGAGCCACGCTGGCTCGAGGAATCAAGGCGGAGCAGGAAGACCAGGCGGCTCAGGGGAAACCCAAGAAGAAGAAGACGGCGCTGGCCAAGCCACCCCCCAGCCAGGAGGGAGACGCGGCGCCGCCGGCCAAGTCAAAGAAAGCGAGAAGTCAGGCGAGAAAGAACAAAGCCCTCGGCAAAGGAGTAATATCGGAAGGCCAGTTGGCTGCTTATCTCACTGAATAAAACATTTAAAAAACAAGGATTACAAAAAAATGGCTATCGCAAC